CAGCACGCCGTCTCTGACGCCCCCGGACCCCACGGTGGCGCCGGATGGCCCGCCCAACGATATGTCGGAAGGCGTCCCCGAGGCCGAGACCGAGACCGGCGAGGACCCGCCGAAGCGCACGGCGAAGGGGCAATTCAGGAAGCGCGGGGAATAAATGACCGCGCTCGATCTCATCACCCGCGCGCTCCGGATGCTGGGGGCCATCGGTCCCGGGGAGAGCCTCGACCCGCAGGAGGCCACTGATGGCCTCGTCGCGCTCAACATGATGGTGGATCGCTGGGCCGCCGAACGGCTGATGATCCCGGTCATCGAGCGGGCCACGCTGACGATGACCGTGGGCAAACAGATGTACACCATCGGGCCGGGCGGCGACTGGGATCGACCGCGTCCGGAGTCCCTCTCGGGCGCGAGCGTGACCTCGTTCAACAACGCCGTCCAGCCGCTCGAACTGCCGCTGGTCGTCCTCACGCAGCAGGACTGGCAGACGACGGTCCCGGTCAAGAACGTCGAGAGTGCGCTGCCGCAGTCGGTCTATTACGAGCGGTTCTGGCCGCTCGGACGACTCCACTACTGGCCCATCCCGAACGTCGCGAACCTGGAAGCGGTCCTCTACGTGCCGACCGCCATCACGGCGTTCGCGAACCTCTCCACGCACTACACCTTCCCGCCCGGATTTGAGGAAGCGATCCTCTACAGCCTCGCCGTGCGGCTCTCGATGGAATACCCGGCGAGCAACCGGCTCCAGGACATCGTCGCCATGGCGAAAGACGCCATCATGATCGTCAAGATTCAGAACATTCCCGATGACCTGCTGCATTGCGACCGCGCGATCATCTCGCGCACGGGCGTCTATGACTGGCGTAGCGATCAATAGTTCGGACGCGCGATGAGATACCAAGCCTTCGTGGGCGGATCGAATCCGTCCCAAAGCAGCACCGCCGATTCGCAGCGGACGATCAATTTCTACGTCGAACGCACCGAGGCCCAAGGCGCGAAGGCCCAGGCCGTGCTCTATCCCACCCCGGGCTATTCGCTCTTTTCCAGCATCACGGACGGCCCAGTGCGGGGGCTGTTCTCCGAGGACGGGCGCACGTTTGGCGTGGTGGGCTTCAAGCTCTACGAGTTCGACCAGAACGGGGTCGCGACCGACCGGGGGGACGTGCTCCGCGATGACAACCCCGCCACGTTCGCGAGCAACGGCGATGCGGGCCACCAACTCTTCATCACGTCCGGGAACACGGGCTACATCTTCGACCTGCTGTCCAACACGCTGACGACGGTGCTCGCGGGCGCGACGATTGGCGGGTACTGCGACGGGTATTTCGTGGCGCTCGACACGGCGACCTCGACGCTCAAAGCCTCCTCGCTCGTCAACGGCATCTCCTGGCCCGGTCTCCAGGTCGCCCAACGCCAGACGGCGTCCGACCGGTGGATCGGGATGGCGGTCATTCATCGCGAGGTCTGGCTGTTCGGCAGTCAGTCGTCCGAAGTGTGGGTCAACATCGGCCAGGGCCAGATGCCGTTTGCCCCCATCAGCAGCGCCTTGATGCAGCAGGGCACCGCCGCGCCGTTCTCGGTCGCGCAACTCGACCAGTCGCTGTTCTGGCTCGGGGAGAACCAGCAAGGCACCCGGACGGTATTCCGCTCGAACGGCTACCACCCGGAGCGGGTCAGCACCCACGCGCTCGAATGGACGATGGCTCAATACGGCGTCGTGAAAGACGCCATCGCCTTCACCATCCAATGGCAAGGCCACACGTTTTACGTCCTGTCGTTCCGGAACGAAGGGGCGACCTGGGTGTTCGATGCCGCCACGGGGCTGTGGACCGAATGGCTGTTCTGGAACGAGGACGACGGCGTCTACGAAGCGCACCGGGCGATCTGTCACTGCCACGGGTTCAACCGATACCTGATTGGCGACCGGGACAACGGCAACCTGTACGCGCTCGGCCCGCTCGCGTTCACTGACAACGGCGCGACGATTCGCCGGGTCCGTCGTGCCCCGCACATCGCGAACGAACTGAACTACATCCGGTACGACGAGTTGCGGCTCGACCTGGAAGTCGGCGTCGGGCTGGTGGATCCCATCCAGGGCCACACCCCGCAGATCATGATGCGCTACAGCAACGACGGCGGGAAGACGTGGCAGGCCGAACGGCTGGGCGGCACCGGCAAACTCGGCAAATACAAACAACCCGTCCGGTGGGCGCGGCTCGGTACGTCGCGGGATCGCGTGTTCGAGATTTCCACGACGGACCCGATCCCCTGGCGCATTGTCGATGCGTACCTGACGATCGGTGGGCAAGGCTGATGCCGATCCGGTCGCCCTATGCGGGTCGCCGTCGTCGGATCAATCCCGCGACCGGCACCTACGACGTGAACGGCGATGCGCCGTTCTTTGTCCCGGCGCGGGAAGCCATCACCACCAGCAAGGACGATCAGCGGATTCCGACCGTCTGGCAAGCGTTCTTCGAGGAACTGGCCGATGCCAGCTTCACGGGCGGCGGCGGCGGGACCGCTGGCCCGCCCGGTCCCCAAGGCGACGATGGCCCTCCAGGGCCGCAAGGCCCGCCCGGATCAACCGGCCCGCAAGGGCAACAAGGCGACATCGGCCCGGCGGGTCCCCAAGGCGACCAAGGCATTCCCGGTCCCGAAGGGCCAGTCGGCCCCGGAGGCGCGGCCTCCGTCTTCCCGTACCGCTACTCGTCGGCGATCAATGAACCGCCCACGGCGGGACAGGTCCGCTTCGATGCGCTGTTCCCCTACAGCGCCGTCACCAAGCTCTGGTTCCACAACCTGACCCGGGATGCGGAGGACATCTTTTGGGGGTTGATGCTCATTCACGTCGGGGCGGAAATCGTGATCCAGAACAACGTGGATCACACCAACTTCGCGGAGTTTCGCACGATCGGCGAACCGGTGGACAAGGGCGGGTATGTCGAATACGCCGTCCAGTTCATGCAAGAGGGGCCGAGCGCGATTGCCCACAACGAGACCGTCCTCATCCGCGTGGCGGGCGCAGCGCCCTCGGGGAGTGGCGGCGGGGGCGCGGACCTCGATTACCTCGGGACCTACCAGCCGCCTGTTACCTACAACGACGGCGACATCGTCATCGGCCCGGACAACATCGCCTATATGTGCGTCGTGGACGGCACGACGACCCCGCCCGAACCGTGGCCCGGGGTCGGCATGGCGTCGGCGGTCGGCCCCCCGGGTCCCATTGGCCCGCAAGGGATTCAAGGCGTGCCGGGTCCCACCGGGCCACAAGGGCCGCAAGGGATTCCAGGGCCGCAAGGCCCGCAGGGGGTTCACGGGACGGATGCCGCTGTCGATGCGGCGTACTGGGTCGTCGCCGCGCATGGCGTCCTGACCAACGAGCGGGCGATGAATACGCTCGCGAACGGCTACGTGAAGAGCAATGGCGGCGAGCCGAGCACGATTCCGGTCATTCCCGTGGCCGAAGGCGGGACCGGGTCCACGTTCCCGCAGGGCGCGCGGACGAACTTGGGCCTCGGGACCATGTCTACGCAGAACGCCGACAACGTGGCAATCACGGGCGGGACGATCTCTTCGACCTATGTGGTCTCGACGTTTTACGGCGACGGGTCCAACCTGACCAACCTGAACGCCTCGCAGATCACGCACGGCCAGATCCCGGACGCCGTGCTCTCGGCCAACGTCGCGCTGCTCAATCGGATGAATGTGTTCAGCGCGAGTCAGGTCATCGACGGCCCCAATGCGTTCCTGTTGCTCAAGGATCCGTGGGCCAATACGCAGTGGCGGTTCTACGCCTACCAGGACTCCACGCTCTATTTCCAAGCGGCGAACTATGACGGGTCAGGCGAAGCGAACGCCTACATCTTCGAGCGGAACGGGTATTTCCATGCTGCCGCGCTGTTCGGCGACGGGTCCCCGCTCACCAATCTCAATGCGTCGTATTTGACGCACGGACAGGTCGCGCCGTCGCTCCTGGGCGGGGGGGCGCCCTCGTCCGCGACCTTCCTGCGCGGAGACTCGCAGTGGGTGGCCCC